GCGCACAAACGGGATGATTTGCAGCTTAAATATAACGAGCTGCGCCAGGAGAATAAAGCCGCACATGAAAGCATGGAGAAAATCATAGCGAACGAGGTGCGCTTAAATGGGGTTATAGCCAAGCTACAAGAAAACCTACAAGCCGCGCAGGAAGCGGAGGAAGTAGCGAGGAGGTATTACGATGAGTTGCGCCAAGAGAATGATGAAATGACAAGCAGACTGATAGCGGGGTTTCGCAGCCAAAGAGAAGAGGATAAAAGACGGCGGGAGGAATCGAGGGAGATATTGGAAAAACTAAATTACCAAGATGTCCCAGCGTTTGTAGCGACAGACGAGGCCCATAGATACGCACTCGAGCGGGCGCTGGGCCACATCAAATCCAAATACCCCGAACTGCAAGAGGATGGTGAGAAGGCTGCCAAAAACAATAAAGAAGAGGATGAAACACGGCAATTACAGAAACAATTAGATGATTCGGAGTATTTTGAGCGTCTACGACGTGAGGAGGAATAGAACCATGACTGACCGCGAGTTGTAGCCGTATATAACGAGCGAGAGTTGGGGGTACTGCAAAGGATGCAATAATTATGACGATCTTCGTTATGGGTATTGTTTTGACTGTGCCACGAAAGCAGAGGAAGAATCGATCAAGCGGGAGCCGACTACCAAGGAAATAAATTAGTCACTATTCACTTGATAATAAACTTGATGAGCTGAATGAATATATGTAGGTGTATCATGAGTGAGCAAGAGTTGAAGCCGTGCCCATCATGTGGATTTGAGGAGATACAATTTATGGTATCGCCTGTTGTGGGCCTGGTTTATTTAAGATGCCTTAATTGCGGCAAGCAATTGACTAGACCGGATAAAAATAAACTGCTTAAAGATTGGAACCGCGAAACGAGAGGGAATGATGGATGAATGCTACTTTTGTGATGACCCAATGTGGGATTGGGTGTTCCGGTGTTATAAATGTAAAATTTCATGTTGTAGGACATGTTTGAGTATTAGACAGTCTGCGAGAGGGTGAGAAGGATGTGTGAACTTTGCGAGAATTGCCAACAAGTTACGATGGAACCTATACCAAGTGAAAAAAGACTTATTATCACTCATAAATGCAGTTTTTGTCATTATCCATTACGGGATAAAGCAAGCAAATATGAGGCCCGCGCTGCGAGGGAGGCGGCGATTGCGACAAAAGAAATGGTTTCAAAATATATGCTAGGAAGGTTCAGTATAACCGAATCAGCAGATTTACTTTATGAAATTGAAAAGCAAATCGACGAGCACTACCCGGAGGTGGAGTAAATGAGAAGAATACTACTATCAATATTCCTGATTACACTCATGGCCTGCTCTACAAAAACCCCAACGGACAGGATGATTGCTGGCGAGATCCCGGTTATCAATGGTGATACAACAAGGCTTTATCTATTCGACATGGAGCCGGACGAGCAGAGCCGCGGGGTCCGCACCTATCACGCCATGACGCTGCCGGATAGCCAGCTCTGTCTCTGGGGCCTTTCCAGTCCGACCGGTGTTTTGATGCTCTACGAGATGACCGGCCATGCGGCGAACCTGCGGGCCGACACCGTTTGGCTTTTGCTGATGAGAACAGATGGGGTTCCCAGCATGGTGCGCAAGCTAAGATGAAGGAAGGAGGAACGATGCCACTATCACGTGAGACGTTCATCGATGGACATAAGGTCTCAGAATATTACAAACGCGATGGCCAGCTCGAGGAACTTACGGTCTATGTCGATGGAAGAAGAGTCCTTCAGCAGTCGTACGACCAGGCCTGCGATCGAATACGCAAGGAACGCAACGAGGCGATCAAAAAGGAGTTGGGATTATGACCAAATCAAAATTCGCTCTAATGCCGATGAAGATCTTCCGAAAGAAAATGATCCGCTGCGAGGCTTGCGGCCGTCGCTGGCAGGTGCGGGCCTGGAAACTCGAACTCCTACGCACCCAATGCCCGAGCTGCCGGTTGACCTTTGACGATCGTCAAGTCGTCGGGGGAACCGAGCTGGCGATTATTCTTGCAGGGCTCGCCGCGATTGTGCTAATTTGGATCTAGACAGGATGCAGAACTAGCCTTCATTGGTCGGCAACCGCGAAAAGGGGTCATCACCAGCCGGGTGGCCCTTTTTCTGTGGCTATCGCTAGCCCTCCCTAGCTAGTTCAAGAGATTTTGCGGGTTTCGATTCATTGATCGACCTCAAGCGAGGTCTGGCCTTATATCGCAAAATAGGGATAGTGGCAGATTATTTGCTATTGGAGGAAAAACGAAGGACGCCAAGTCAATGCCCCCGGCGCCCTTGATTTAAAGATTTCCCCGCTTCTCATTGCAGCAGCTTCTTGCCAGCCTGATGGAATCCCCAAGCGAGAAACGAACCAGCAACAGATGCAGCCGTCACCTTAATATCATTCGTCGCAGCCCAGGCTCCCATGCCGACGGCAATCGGGTTTGTAACGGGTATCATGTTATTGTTCTGCTTGCCCGGCGGAGCATTGAATCCCCAGTTGAACGGCAGCCCTTTTTTGATCTTACCCATCACCAGCGATGCAGCGAGACCACCAACGCCGAAGAGTAGCGCCTCAAGCGAAGTCGGCGCAGTGGCGTCAGTGCCCGCCGCCCAAACAATGAGCGGAATCAAGATCAGAAAAACGAGCAGCAGAATACAGATAAAACATCTCATAGAATCAACTCCCTTCAGTCTTGCCCTGGCCTTGTCTTTCCTCCTTGGCCGCCGCACGAGATCCATTCGCGCTGAAAGTCACATATCCAATCCTCGTACTCTTGGTCTGAGTACCAGAATAGCCTCACGCTATAGACGCCATCGCTAATCCCGTAATCATCAATATCCAGGATCTCGGTTGAGTAGAAATTGCACATGCAGTTTAGATAATCTCCGATTGCCGTTGAGTCGTAGGCCATCTCATTTGTGTCCGGGTAGAACCCGTAACACTCATCGGCAACGAACAAGTACGGAGGCGCCCCCTCGTTTGAGCGGCCAGTACAGATTTCGGCTCTGAATTGTACCTGGCCGTCGCAGCCAACGCTCCAATCTGGCGTCACCCTTAGATAGTCAAGTGCTGGTACACGAGCCTCTTGCTTCCAATCCGGCGGAGTTCTCGGATCTTCTCCTACCATCGCTTTGGGCGATCCCGCGTCCAGTGTTACCGGCTCGTTTAGCGTGCTTCCCTGTTCGCAGGCAAAAGAGGACAGCAGGAGAACGACAATTAAAGTAATATGTTTCACAGTGAGTCCTTTCTGTAGAGGCGGAAGAGGTGCCCAGGGAGCGCCCGATTACCCTCTGGGCACCATGATTTGAGGATTAATTACCCCGTGGGTTCGTCCCCTAAAAACATCTTTCGAATCAGCTTCATGACCATCTCGATTGCTGCATCAGACATCGGCTCAACGAGCATGTCAGGGAATCCGGGAACGGATTTTATTATCGCCGTCTCTTCTTCTCCGATCTGCTTGTCCGCTAATTTCTTGAACACTTTGAGCTTGTCCTCGGTGGACAGGCCCGTAAATTTACGAATGGCCGGAATTGCTTCTGCAACCTCCTGCGCGATCGGCTCCAGCTCTTCGTCAGGCAGGTTTGTTTCTTCGGTCATTTGGCGACCTCCTTAACGTTTTTGAGACTTTCGAGCAATTCGAACGCCTCTCCCTTGTTACGCACCAGCTCCCGGATGATGTCCATATCGATGTTCGGGCAGGTCTTCGTCACACCCGGGAATTCATAGTGTCCAAAAATGTGATCTATTTTAATCCCAAACTGGCTCATACCGAGACGCAGCATTTTTACGAGCCAGATAATCTGCGCCTTTGAGAATATGTTTTTACCGATGAGACAGATTGAGAATGTGTTCAAGTTGAATCCATAAACATGGGCGCCCTTCTCGTGCAGCTCGATTTCATCATCCGCATCCCAGGGCCGCCCAATCTCCGGCATGCCGTTGAAGGCGTTCACGCGGAATCCCTTTTTCCAGTGATCATATGTGATGAATCCATTGGGAAGCACCAGGTTGTATCCAATGCAGGGGCGCCCATCTTTTACCAGGTGCCCCCAGCGCTTACGGTGCCATTGCTCGATGATCGTCGCATGCCCCCACTCACCGGCGCTGCAATGAACAACGGCCTTCGGAATTGAAAAGTCGTGAAATACGTCTTTTGTCATCGCCCAAACACCGCCTCAAGAAGCCAAACGATAAAAGTAATAACACCGCCGCCGCCGACAACAATCGCTCCGCCCTGCATCCCTTTCTTTAGCATACTTTTCTGGTTTGTCTCAACAACTGATAGTCGCTCTCCGTGCCCTCCATCACCGGAAATCACCCGCCAGACATGGCCCATGTCCTGCCGACAGTTCTTCTCCTGTTTCTTCTGCCAGCTTTCAATGGCCTCAACCTTCGTCTCGGTACGGATAACCGATCCAAGAATCTTGTCAATTTTCTCCCCTGTATCCATTACACAAACTCCATATCGTAAAGAGTGAACATCGGAATCATTCGATCGAAATCAAACGCCTCCCCAACTACTAGATACTTTTTGTTAATAAGATGCCGCTCTGGAATATTCACTGCAACCACATCACCGTTCACGTTTTCGAGTGAGGAAAGATCACCGGAAAGCTCGATGCTGGGAATTAATCCATCATAGAGTGCAAGGTAATTATCAATATATGATCCGACCATTGCCGCGTAATTCGCCGTATTACTTGAGAACCAGGGCTTGTCGACCTTTTTAAACTTTTCAACGTCGTATGTGCCCGGGCCGGTCTTTTCGAGCACCCAGGGATTTAAGTCAGCCCCGCCGGTTGAGTCCTGAAGTCCACCTATCTGACGATCTCTCACTTTCTGCCATACATAGGGTTCCGTGAACGAAGAAAAATTCACTTCCATCTTTGTCGCCAGTCGAGATCGATATTTTCCGATAGCCGTTATTTCCGAGATCCCCTGCGGAGAACGAGTTGAAAACGTATATGGCGATGCTGTCCCAGAATACGCTGGGATCTTCTGTATTTTGAGTTGCGAATCATGCGTCCAGAACATCATGATCTGTGGTGCATAACTCATGATATCTGCGATTAATTCCGCATTTGTCTTGTCATAGAGTGCGGCCCTTAGCAATGGCGGGGATGTCAAGCCTTGCAGGTATGTGGATGTTGCCATGAACGAACCCAGATCAATGAAGCTCGTATTAATCCCACATACATAGCGCAAGAAGTCAGAGACGATCTCCGCGGGGTCCTTGTCAAAGTACGAAACCGGATTGTGAAATCGCATCCGGTGAATATTTGCAGCAGGCCAGGAGTCTGGTTGTTTATGTGTCTGTGTTAACGGCTCGAACATCTGCGAAGATGAGTGTTTGGTTTGTGGGTACCGGATCTCAGTTTGCGCAATATTTTCATGCAAGACTTTCATTATCCCAGAGGCGTTATCGATCCCTGTTATCCAACGAGGAAACGGCTCGGTGGCATCGTTATTCCAGTTGGGCCAAATAGATATCCAAGGAGCGCCCCAGGTGATACCTCCGAACTGATATTGAACCTGTGTGTCTGGAGGACTTGTGTAAAGTGTCCACTCACCGTCAATGATCCTTCGGAGATTCGTGAGAATGTTTCCCGGTTCAAAAATAGTCACGATCTGAGCAGTCGTAAATTCGGTGGATGCCTCGAGCTCACAATTTAAAATCCGGCCGATATATTCACGTGCAATCTCTGATGCATCATCCGAATCGACATACAACCTGATTCGAAGAACGCAAGCCTCGATATCCTTCGCCGGAGACGTTGCCCATATAGACTCTGAATTCAGATCGTGAAAATAATCTTCGTCATTGCTGACGACGATCGTCATATTTGGGAGTTCCCAATTGATCTCTTTTAGAGTTGACGGATTGTTATATGTACCATAGGAGATCACGCGGTCGGTAATATCGATCACTGTTTGAGTGGCATAATAATTCTTGATGATCTCTGCGGTGACTCTGAGTCGCGGCTCTTTTTTCTCAAGCTCTGTTTTGGAAGCTGCGGAAAGACCTGCCGGCATTTTATCTGCTCCTGGTAGTTGCTGTTTCTTCTGCCTGCACTTCACCGAAGACTATTGTGGAATCCCATGTACCAGGACCAACGCGGAGCGGTGTAGTCATTTTTATAATTCGGAAGTCGCGGCCCTCTCCGAAATTGGTCCAGATAAGAGAATCCGCATCAAGATACATATTCGCCATTGACAAGATTTCAGCAGACGAGAGCCGAATATCATCGATCCGAAGAAATGCCACCGGGTTGGTAATTGCATCCTTGCTCGTAGCAGCCCCGATATGAAACGTGCTCCCAACGGAATGCACCGGAAAGTTCCCCATTGAGTCCTTTTCGTCACCATCAATATAAAGTTTGATATAATCATTGTCATAGCACCCGGTGACAATTAATTCAGAATCAGCAGTCGGGGCGTGCAAAAATTCAGCTTTATAAGATGCAGATTTCTTCTGGAAATACGTTTTTAAATTGGCCACATCATAATAAAGTTTGAATGTTTCCGGCGAGTCGGAGAGATACCAATAATAAGGCGGGCCAAATGTAGGAATAGAATACCCAGGGAAGAGAACACCGAGGGAGAAAGTCCCGGCCCCGGTGAGATTATTAACGTTGGTAAGTTCAATCTTGTCCATTTCTCGGACTGTATATTGGCCAGTTGCTACATTGTGGATGTAACTCGTATGGTGCGGTCGTGGTTCGAGCTGATCGTTAAAGATCCAGACGTTGGTATCTGCCAGCGCTTCAATGACCATATACACATAATCACCGTTTGCCAGTGAGATTCCGCGTAATTCGATTCGAGTATATTCATCCGGGCTCAAAACAATTCCTTGGGATTGAGTCAAATAGGTTAACCCATTCTTGTAAGCCTGAACGCGGACGGTTCCCCATCCACGAAGATATACAAAATAACTATGAGTCTCTGTCGATTGGACGATGGACGAAGTGTGATAGACCTTCTCCCCGTTCGGGATATTGCAATAAGCGCCACCAGCCATGCCGTCAACGATGCTCTCGAATGCAGCAGACCAGGAGATTGTTGGAGTGCCAAGGAATGCACCCCACAACAAGAGCCCGCTCTGCGGATGCGAATAGGCCATATAGTTCCTAGATTCCCCCTCGATCAATAATCCCTTGCCGCCAAAGCACGATCCTTCATACCGCGGAACATCGTCTGAAACGACATGGAACTTGCCGTCATCAGCAAGATAGGTGGCCTCTCCGTCTGTGCTCGTAACGTCTCTGTCGAATGTCGGCTCGGTGCCGATCTGAACACCGAGGGAATTATCATTCGCATTCGCTCTCCGGAAGGTTTGATAAAAGATTGTCCGCGACCCGTAGTTCCCATTTATCCGCAGACGGATACGCTCTTGCTGCCAGTTCATGTACTGCTGAATAGTTGCAGATGATACGCCTTGCGCTTTCAGTTGAAACTTACTCCGCAGCGATCTCTTTATAAGCTGCTGATTGCCCTTATATAGATCGAGAATAATATCCCTAGATTGCGGTGAGAGAATCTTCGGGGCGTGATCATCCGATATGTCGAGTTCCTCGTATGGAGTTATATCTGGCGCAGTCTTTAAAACAAGCTCCATTAGATCGCCCCTTCCACGATGTAATCATTCTCGAATGCCCGGGCCTTGTGAACTTCGCGGCCAAAGCGGACGACATCTTGAGGGGAGCCCGTGATAACACCCGCCTGAATTACGAGCGAGCTGCCGCCAAATTTTCCCTCTTCGACTGCTTCTAAGAATGCATCCAGACGATCCGTAGTATCGTGAGTGATCACCGTTTCACCCTTGCCGATTTTCGCATCAATCGTATCGACTCCACGCACACCAGTGATAGCTGTGCCACCTGGTTGCAGTTCAACAACCGTACCGCCTTTTTGGAAATCAAAGGTGCCACCACCTTGAACAAAAGCAGGGAACGGCTGAGACCAAGGAGAGATGGGGGAGACGCCACCACTAAATATTCGCAGGAATCCTGACATTATCCATTTCGCTGCCATCTTCGCAAGCATCTGAGAAAAGATTGATATTATACTGCTTTCAAGGCTTCGAGCCATCGCCTTCATACTGTCCGACCATTTATTTCCCGCTCTTAATACTCCCTGAAATCCTGAGTTAAATGCGGCATAAAATATTTGATTATAAGTCATAAGCCTCTCCTCATATCGATCCAGGAGATCATCCATCATGTTTTGTATTTCCGGGCTCTCCGATTTATCTATAATTATATCGAACCCATCGGCAATTTCATTAAAGGCTGAGACAATATCATCCTTGTCTTGTTCAAGCTCGCTTTTTTTAAACGGCAGTTCAATCGGCTCAACCATAATGCGATCAGAGATCTCTGAGAATGCTGTATCGAAATCTTCTAAAATAGGGGCAATGTTTACATCTGTGTCCGGTTCAACAACGACTTTCGGTTTTAGGTGCGCCCAGGTCCGATCCCTTGCACCCTCGTAGACAGCATCTATTTGCTCCCGCAGGTTGGCAATCATCTCTTCTTTGTTCAGGATCTCCGATTTGATGTTGTATTTAATTTTCATCTCTTCGCTGAGATCTTCGGGCCTCGCAAGCATCATGATGAGTGCATCAGACGCATCTTTCACTTCAGCCGGATCGGGAACATCTGTTATGATTTTAAAGGTCGCATCTTTATCCATACCTTTTATCTTATCAATCTGCACAAACAAGTCCTCGATCGCTCGTTTATCGTCTTCGTTAAGTGGGGCGGGTAGCGCACCGATCACCTCGTCTAGCTCTATGATCCCATCCTTCACTGCCTTAATTGTTTTCTCTAGTTCTTTGCGGTTTTCCTTGAGGGCATCATCAAACTGCTTAAACCCGTATATAGCTCCAGCAACAATTGCTGTGGCAATAAGCCCCCCAGGACCTAAAACGCCAAACAATGTGGTGCCCATCCCGATCGTCATTGTTTTTATCCTAGCCATAATGCGAAGCGTCGTTCCGAGAGCAAGCACCAATCCACCGGCCCCCATAAGCGCCGTTGCGGTTTTGAATATATTCGTAGAGAGCTGTGGATGTGCATCGGCCCAATCTGCTACGACAACCACAACGTCAGTCACCTGGTTGATAATATCCGTCATCGCGGGCATCAGATTTTCAGATAATTCCTTGCGCAATCCCTGAAGAGACATTTTCAAGTCTAGGTTCGCATCGATAAAATCTTCAGACGATCCAAGGAGTTTATCGTCATAGATAATATGTAATTCCTCTGCTCGGTCGGTAAGCTCCTTGATTCCAGCAGCGCTCTGATTCAACAAGGGAATGAGTTTCAATCCCCCCCTGCCGAATAGCTCAATGGCTGTGGCTTGCTTTAATGTCACATCAGTATTAATGCTGAACCACTTTGCTATTTCAGGGAGAATCTGTTCGAATGTTTTCAATGTCCCATCGGTGTTCTTAACAGAGATGTGCATTCGATCGAAGGTTCTTTGATATGTAGTAAGTTCTAAATCGGCATCTGACATCGCCTTGCTTAATTTTCGCACACCAGCCTCAAGATCGCTCTGTTCGCCGCCCATTCTCTTGATCGCATAAGTGAGCCCTGCCATAGTCTGTGCAGATACTCCGGTTTGCCTCTCGAATTTGGCATGTTGATCGCCGGTTTTTGCTGTCTGATTGACCATTGCGAATAGCGCGGCATTGATAGCGGCACCAACCCCGACAATGATCCCGCCGACCTTCTGCATGTTCTTCCCCATCTGATCGAGGTTTTTTGCAGACTGGTCGAATGCATCTCCGGCTTTATAGTCACCAGAGATTAAAATCTCGATGATGTTCTTACCCATTCTCCTGCTTTCTCTGTTCGGCTATCCCAACGTTCATAACGTCAAGATTCACAAAGAACTCATCATAAGGATCAGATAGAATCTGTGCTGGCGTCTTTCCGTAACGCCGGGCCATCGTGTCCACTATCAACAGCGCTTTGTCCGGTGGTTTCCTCGTCGTTCGAATTGATTTTTTTTTTGATCTTCAAGTAGCGCCTCAAACCTGAGAACTCTTCAATGAGCTCATACAGTTCCGTGACTTCATCGATATCGAGATCCGTATAACTGATTTCTTCATCGTCAGTATTCGGCTCGCCCCACCATACGATTCGGCGCCGCCTCCGGCGATCACTCTTGAGGACTCCGTTTTCTAGGCAGCAGCCCATGTAATCCATGAGCTGCTTCTGCTTTTTTGCTGCCTTGGATACCGGCTCTTTATTTATTCCGCCGGCGACGACGTCCTCGCGTGCTTTCTGCTCAATCACTTTCTGAGGATTCAGCTCGATCTCACGGCCCAGGGGCAACAGTTCCTTGTTATAGAAATCGAACGGCGACACCATTCGAATGATCCAGGTATGCCCCCCTGTTTTGGTAGTGACCAGTTTGATTCTGTTCCCGAGCAGCTCCTCATTCGAGGTTGGCTGCATTCCGTTTTGCTCCGCCATTCTTTACTCCTTTGTTGGCGCAGATTATTGTCTAGTAGCTCGCAGTTCCATTGACGAGGACGGCTGCAAGCTCCGTGTTTCCACCGGTCAGCTGGAACGGTAGCGTCATTTCGATTGCTCCATCGTCGCTCACGTTCGGCTCTCCATCGGTCAGGAACGATGCCGCCCCGGTGAACTCAAGAGAGAAATAGACCGCGGTCGCGGGAATCACAACGTCCGAAGTAAACGTGAACTTAAACGACCCCTCGGTCAGCGCATCGAACTTATCCAGGATTGTAAGATCCTCAAACTCAACGACAATGCTGCCAGTCACGGAACGCCCGCCCGCCTTCCGCTTCGGCTTGCTCATAGTGCGAGCCATAAAGAAACGGTCCTTGTCCAGATTGTTGTTGATAAGAAGGCTCCCTCGTTTTACCGAGAGGCTCGTCTCGCCCACCAGGTCAACCGCAGAAACGTGATAAAAGAGCGGGAAATAATCGCCGGGGAAGCTCGGCGTCCCGGACTTGGCAACGTTCGTGTTTCGTGTTTTGAATAGGAACGTCGGGATTATCTCGATCTGCTTCTCGGTCTCGAAGTTGATCGCCAGCTGATCGATCATTCCGCCGAGATACTCAAAAACTTTCCCCGTTGGAACGTCGCCCTTGCAGACTTCTGCCGAATACGAATCCAGCTCGTTCGCCATCGCCAGCGTATGGGTATAGTCAGGACCCGCACCAGAGGTCACGAGAGAACCAAAGGCTCCCTCGAGGAGCAGCCCAAGCATCCCGTCGTAAGAAATCTCAGGCGTGATCGGCCCGCCGCAACGGATTCTCCCAGGGAACTTCCCGATATGCCCAGGCCCGGAAACCGTTATCCGTTTCTGCGGAGAGGGATTGTATTTGATTCCCTCGCCACCGGCGATCCGGGAATAGAGCTCGCTGGTTCCAACCCTGACCCCGTAGGAGCTTTCCTTCTCCAATGACATCCATGAGTTGTGACCCATTCCTGTGTCCATAGTCATTATTCAGCACCCCCTCTCTTTTTCTCAGGTGCCCCAAGTTTCCAGTGTGGTTTGTTGCCACGCTTCTTGTCTCGTTTCAGTTTTTCATCTGCAAACCACTTCGGGGCCTGAGCCGACTTGCCCCGCTCGATCGTGAGCTCCCCAAGAGCATCTACCACGACCGTGCTCATCGGCCCCAAATAAGTGATTTCAACCATTTGCTCGACCACTTTTCTGCCTCCTTTACGGTACAGACCAATCAAATTTATACAGAACAGTGAGCGTGATCCTGCATGCCGCATAGCGCTCATATCCCGTATCGTCATCCAACGGAGATTCCACCGCGGTGACTTTTGCATATTTCACGAAGGTCAGCCCCCGGCTCGGACTTGCCATCAGCTTCCTTCGAACGTCACGAAGCAAGCGCTCCATGTCCTTCCGCTTATCTTCCGGCTCGGCCTCCACCAAGAGCCAAATATACACTTCCCATAAACCGTAATCGGTCTTTGGAAGCTTCTCTGTGGTGTCCACTTCCGGCCCGGGAATAACCCCGGCCCACGGCATCTCCGCAGATTTGGCCGTCTCGATATCAGGGTTCGAGCGTGTTACGCTGTCGTGGACGAACTCAAACCAGTAACCGTCTGACTTCTTTATTGCCCGCATATCGGAAATCACGCTGTCGATGATCTGCTGGCGTTTTGATTCCTCCGGCTCGGCCACTATCCAAACACCTCCGATATCGTTCTTCGGACCACTGTGTCCGTCCCGCGTACCGCCTCCGGCTGCGTCTTCTCCAGTGTTTTCTGGAATAGTTTCTTCGGCTTCTGTGTCACGCTTCGGACCAGCAGAAACATTGGCTGAATATTTCCGTCACCCTTGTCCTCGAAAAAAAGCAGATTCCCTTGTTTGCTGCGACGGAAGAATCCATCATATTCGGTAATCGGTTTCCGGGTGACCCCCGCTGCGGTCTGTGCTGCCGGCAGAGGAATGGTTAGGAACGCGACCCGCTTCGGTTTTATAGTCCCGCCATGCTCAATCTGCCGCATGTGTTTTGCATGCGAGCCGACCTTTCCGGCCAGCTCCCGCTTGTTGAAATTCCAATTGATTGAGGATCGTGTGAATCCACTGCGAACCTTTATGACCCCCCCGGAGGCCAGGCGGACGGCATAACGATGAGCGCTCAAGGTAACCCGTTGCAGCTCATCCTCAATCTTCGGGCGGAGCTTGCCACTAATGCGCTGCATCTTCTCTTTTGTCGCATCTAGGCCTTTGACATCTATTTGCAGCATTTATGCAACCCTCACGTTTCGGTATAGATTCCAGATTGTGAGCGCCCGCTCCGGATAGATCTTCCGTATATACTCAGATTCACTCTCGCCCTTCGACTGTCTGGTAACGCTGTAGCTCTCTTTTTTCTGTTCTTTGTAGACGTGTGCTACAGCGAGTTCGACAGAATATTTCAGCTCTTCCGGTATATTATCGATCCCATCATATCCGGCATCGTAGGTGACCGAGATCCCCCTGAGTGATACGGGAAATTCACCGCCGCCCAGGAGCCTGATCTGGCCCTCTTCGGGATAGACCACAAAGTCCGTGTCCTCAACGAGCGCGGCGCCATCCGTAAACGGAATCAGCTCAGTGATCGTGACAATGGGATAGTGTTTTAGTGTTAGCAATCCCGTCCCACGACCATCATACTTCTCTGTTGTGTACGTTGCCTTGAAGAACTCCCGGTTGCAGTATTTCTGGCAATGCCTCGAAACAGCATTAATCAAGTGCTTGAGTTCCTCGTCGTCTTTGGCCGCCGTGATCGTGAGGAACTTCTTCACGTCCGACAGAGTAATCAGGGCGCTCGCTATGAGGTCCATTGTGGCCTCCTGTTATTTGGTCTCTTTTTTCCTGTCGCTGCCGCCCGCGTCTTTATTCTCCGGGCTCTCCGTGTCCTTATTCTCGGATTCTCTGGCTGCCTTCTCAATGGCCGCATCAATCTTCTTTTGATTCCGTTCGATGATCTTCGCAGCCTCCTCTTTGGTCACAATCCTGAATACCTTGGAGTGATCCAGTTTCAGCAGATTCGCCCAGTGTTTCCAGACCTTATAAACATTGTCCTTCCTGAGAAATCCGAGATGCCCGTGAATATGATCCTCTTTCATGAAGATCAGCACCGGTGTCTCGTCTTTCTTTTCTTCGTTCTTTGAGGGCATACGATCAACAACCGAGCCCTCTACGGTGACACTTTGTGTAATCTTTTCTTTCTTCTCAGCCATGCTCTGGCCTCCTTGTTTTTAGGTTTTGACGTTGGCCATTTTATCCTGCTGCCAAGTATCCGAATCTCATCGCTCCGCCCGTATAGTTCGTGTTCGTGAACTCGAGCAGAACGCCCGGCGCCATTATCTGCGCGCTGCCGTGCTCTTTGGATGTATAGGCTCCGGAAATAATATACCACCACTCACAACCAGCAGCCCCAGTGCCCGTGATCGTGATTGCTGTTCCGGCAACCCCTCCGTTGTGATCGAAAACGCCACATGCTTTTTTCTGGACTGTCGCTGTTAGATCATCACCAAAAACCAACTTCGGCGTGATAATCAATGATTCACCGCCACTGCCGGATAGGGCGTCATAATCGATGAAAAGCAAAAGGTGATTCGCTATGAGGCCGTCCTTCGTGAGCTTAATAACACCCGAGGCGGAGCCCAAAGCAGAAATATCTGCTTCGAGAAAATCTCGTACATGCTCGATAACTTTCATGTTTCCTCCTTCCAGGTTAAGGCCGCATCGTCGCTTCAATTATGACGCCAACCAGGGGCAAAGGGTATTTTTCTGGTAGGTATCTTCGAGGCGCAACGATGCAACCTCTTCCTGGCCTCTTCCCCCTTTACGAGGTGATGTTATACAACGCGACTGCCGCATTGTAGCTAGTCGAATACAGGTAAACCATTGCCAAACGCTGGAACATTACGAGCTCCCATGCGTCATCGGATGCATGCCGTTCGGCCTCAATCGTGATCTTCCTGCGATCACCGATGATCCAGGAATCCAGCTGGACAAGCAGGCTTTCCGTCTTGGTCTCTGTAACGCCGTCATAGATTCCGGAGGCGTTAAGATCCGTCCTCACGTAGCGCGAGGGGACAACCGGAGCGTTTCCGATTGCCGCCAGTTGCCCGCGGAATAGCGTTGCATTCGGCCCGAGCATATCCGCCGTCCGCACATCGTCGATGCCGATCATGTCGAGATAAGCGTTTGCGCTCGGAATGTGTGCGAGCCGGAAGTCGTCAACTCCAAGCTCACCCATCGCCTTACGCATCGTGCTCACAAGCTGCGTACCTGTGATCGTACCGGCTGAGTTGATTTTTGCTCCGGTGAACTGCTCGATGTAGTACCGGAAACCGTCCCAGGCATATCGAACGTCTGTCGATCCAGGAGCGTCGCCCGTGTCGATTGTCGCGGTACGCTGGCCGTTGATGAGCGCCATTTCCTCGTTCTTGGCTGCGATCTCCACCAGGGAATTCCTGATATACGGCAGCATGGGAATGACGGAATCTTCATTCAGCTCGCCCGAGAGAACCTTGCGGCCCCCGAGCTTACGGCTGGTCAGCGTCGGCTTGGTCGGCGTGAACTTGTTGATCCGATCCGCCACACCCCAGGCCGAAGGTACCGAAGAGGTCTCCGGAGCAAGGAATCCGATGTTACTGCTCATATCCACCGGCAGGGGATACGTTGCTGTCGGCATCGGAACCCGCTGGAAGAGTGCGGCCACACGCTGCTTGAGCATGATCAAGGCTCGCATTTCCGATGACATCTGGGTCGGCACCCAGTTTGCCATGTCGGTTGTATCCATCAGATCCGATGCGGCCTTTCCAGTCACATCGGAAACGAATCGATCGATGACCGCTCCCCACTTCTTCGCAAACTTCGGAGCGGACTTGGCAAGTCCCGGATACGCTTTGCCCTTGAACATGTATTTCGCGCTCAAGCACTGATCCAGGATTGCGGCATCCACGCCCATCTTGGCGAAGTTCCGGTGGGCGTCACTCTGAACAGGCATCCTCGCCACAACGTCCAGGCCCTCGAACCCGCGCTCGGTGATCATGTGCTTCATGTCGAAATCGTCGAGATAGTTCTGCTCGCCGGACCAGGGATCGGGGATGGACTCCAACGCCCTGGATTCACCTGGAAACAGAACGCCGCTCTTGACTTGCTCGGCCTGCTGTGCATCCTGAATTTTGAACACCTCGGCGCCGAGTTTCTTATAATCGATTCCATCGCCACGGGCCTTCAGCGTTTTGACTTCCTCCGTGAGGTCTGCCAGATCCTTCTTGAACCCGGTTTTGACGACCTCCACCTCGGAGAGCACCTTCTCCGTGTTTGCCGACAGCTTCGAGACCTCATCAATCAGGGTTGCTGCGGGATCTGCCGCTCCACCAGAAGCAGCACTGCCCCCCCCGCCATTGCCTGCTGCATCGAAAAATACTCGTCTCAGCATTTGTTTTTTCTCCTTTCAATCAGAAATTAACGGACTTCGAACCGTTCATTCAACCTACGAAGCCGGGCGAGCAGCTCCGCCTCTTTGCTCTTCGACTCGAGATCTCGATTTATCCGTCTTACGAAATCGATCGTGTGAGCATATTCCCTTGATTCATCCTCTGTTTGTTGCGGTCCATGGACACCCAGGAGCTGAGTGCCAGCATGATCCGCCGGCAGCAACCAGCTCTTGAGGGCCGGATCATATAGATCTGAACCGTGGACGATTCCCTTCACCAGGTCAAACGTGCTCTGGATATTCGCGGGAATCGTCACAACGGAAACCTCGTAGAGATCCAGATCGGTAATGACTCGGATCTCATCTTTGTAGCCTTCGATCTTCTTCCATTCCGCTTTGAGTATTCGGAACCCGACCGAGAATGCTTTCTTGAGCCGTTTAACGATCTTGCCCCAGGCATAATCGGCGTCCACGTCATCATCGACGATAATCCCATCGAGCCAGAGCCCCTCTTTATCGATCTTTGTTCCGGGCCCGGGGAACCCGATCGGCTTCCTTGAATCATGATCCAGGAGAATCACGCCGTCCTTTTTCCATCGTTTCAGTGAACTCTTAAACGCCTTGGGGTCAATGATCTCATTGTAGCGATCGATATTCTTCGTGTTCGCATAACCGGCGATACGTCGATCCGAGGACGGCCCTTTTGCGAGAATAATCTCTGCATGACAGTCAAACCCATGTCGGCGATCCAGGTCGGCCGAGAGCTTTGCGAGATCAACGCACTCATCACCAGAGCACAACCCGTAAGATTCGAGCTCGGCTGATCGGTCCTTTACCGCTGACAGGGCATCCCCTTTGATCTCGTCGATCCATGTCTTTGTGAATGCGCCCTCGTCGATACCATCACCCTCTGCGGGCTCAAAGGATATTGCACCCGCGGCTTTACTATGCGTCCGAGCAACTGCGGTCGGCCACTGGTCTGCTGGATATTCAATGGCAAGATTTACTTGCTCTCCGCCAGAAACCGTCACCCCTTTAATCAACACATAATTTCTGAGACCATCACGTTTTGGATATTTCGTTATGGTTTGGTTGAGAACCTCATCCTGCGATATGAATCTCGCAATATGACTATTCTTCATTTGGCTTCTCCTTGAGTTTCGGTAAAACCGTGCAGCGGCAATTAATGATCTGCGCCGCATCCCCGCCAGGATCTCCTGGATATTCAAGTCGATCACCTGTAGATGGAACGGTGAAATATCCATCAAGATCTGCGATCTGGCCGTCCATGTCCGCATGATCCTCTCTCTCGTTTCCATCCCCGGCCGTGATCCATTCCTTGCCCTCGACAACCCCGGTCTGTTTGAACCCGTCAACCGTTGCGCCATTCATTACTCCGATGACCTCGGTACGGGCGATTGTAAGTTTCGAGCTGGCGATCCGGCTTTTCATCACTGTCTCAACCCGAGCGCTCATCTCTGCCAGTGTCTCACCGAGTTCCATCCCGGAAGTGAGCGAGGTCTGCAACTTTGTCCATGTCGTCTCGTTGATCTTCGTTGCGAATTTCTGTTTCTTTGCCAGAAGCCTCGCCCGAGCCTTCGGATCATCCAGGTCGAACGTCCCGGCAACCTCGGCCAGGACGAACCCTTCATCTCCGCCAGCCTGTGCCATGCGCTCATAGAGATCGTTCGAGAGAACTCCCAGCTTCTCGGCAGCCTCTTCCACATCGAACAAGACGCCCTCGATCTCAACCTTCGTCGGGTTCCGTTTCAATCGCACATTGGGATCTGTGACGCCAAGCGTTCGGTAAAGTGCCTTGAGTTTCTTTAGCACCAGCTCCCGCTGATCCTTGAACCAGTTGCGGACCAGGCCCGCCACGAGCCGCTCGTAGTATTCTTCGTGTACCACAAAGCCCTTCCAGACGGCGAGGCGCTGTTCTCGCGTGCGCGGGCTCTTTAGCTCCTTCTTCGCAGCCGTGCCCGACTTGGCCTTTATCTTGGCAGCCTTGCCAAGGAGTGGGCTTTCCGGGCCGGAAATCGGCAGCATATTGGAAGGCGCCCACCAGACGTCACCCCAGGGGACGGGCTCCTCGTTTCGTTTCTCCAGAACTTTATTGATCGTGAATATTCCAGCTTTCACCGCTTCGTTATCGCTCTTTTGCTGTTCCCGGGCCTCAGCTACCAGCGCAGGCACGCGGGAGAGGTCATAGCCGAAATAGAAGTCCTGCGACCGACTCAGAGGGCTCCGCGGGGTTAGGAGCTTGTAAGAATAGACATCGAGCCATTGGGTGAATTCGATAATCTTGGGGATTCCTGTGTCGTGCCAAAACTCAAGTTTCTGCTGTTTCGCTGTATTGTAATTCACATCCTCATAGGTATTGATCATCGTGGGTTTCACGCCGAACACGGCTGCGAGGGTAAGCCTGTTCATCTTCCGCGTAAGAACGAAGTCCATGTCCTTCTGGGTCATTCCGATATTCAGCCACTTCGCACCCTTGCCGAAGACGCCGATCTTATTTGCGCTGTCCGGGCCGCCGCCGTAGATCTCATCCCACATCGCCCGGATGCGCGGGTATTCTTCCTCGCCGAGCACCTGGTCGAATCCAAGAGCACCCTTCGGCATCGCGCTGTTCTTGAAAAAGGCCGTGTTATATTTCTGCGCGTAGACGTCATCGACGAGAGTCTTGCGGGCCGCCTCAAGCGTGCCCTGCCCGAGATGGTCCTTCATGGTTGCGAAGTATTTAAAGTGCATCACGTCGTCAGGGGGCAGAGCTATTTGACGGCCATCGAGTGTGTAGATATAGCCCTTCACAAATGTTTCAGGGTCCGGCACCGGTTGCACACGGTCGGGCCGCAACGGGATGATCCACCCGGCTTCACCGCTTGATTTCCGAGCTATGTACCAATACGCATTCCCGGAGGTTTCCTGGAAGATGCAGGTGCCGAGGCGCAGGTGATAATAGGGCATCCAGGGATTCGGCCGCCGAAAGAGTTTTGAAACCGGATGGTCTGCAATCTTGATCCGCCTGGTGCCGCCCTTGGCAGTCTTTACTTCTTCGTAGGGTTCAACGGGGATCTGTGCGACCGCCCGCCCGACTGCGTTGCAGCAAACATAGACCCAGGCCTGGACTTCATAAGCGTCTTGTAGGGGAAGTGTCCAATAATCCGACATGGGAATTCCGCTATCGGAACCGGAGAGGGGGATATTCAGAGTAGAGAATCTTTGGGGAGCACGCTCAGCAATGCGCTCGAGGAGGCGATCAGGGATAAGAGCTGCAAGGAAATCCCCGGCAGCATGACGCATACGAGACGCCGACTCCCGCAGCGGCCCCTCCTTGCGCTTTCGCACATACGGCATTGAGATATGCCCGTTACTCATTAGCTGCCTCCCGTTCTAAATCCGTGCCGGACCCAGCTTCATGCTCATCGCCTTCGCATAGAGCGCAAGCGCCCGAGCCCAGAAAATGTCTGCATGATGATGTCCGGAATATGACCCCACATCCTGTTGTGTGTCTACATCAAAAAGTATTTTCCCCGTCGTGGTGAAGATTTTTTTTATCGAATGCATTTGGAACCGCGCTTCCTTGTCCGCCTGGAAAAAAGCCTTCGCTCTCTCCATCTGCATCTTGACGTTCGTTGCCATCGTCTTTTTGCTTTGCTCGGTGAAGTAGACCGAGAGCACCCGCGCTCCCCAGCGCATCACGCGCTCTTCGGCCAGCTGTTCCCCCATCCCCGTTTGGTCGATTGCCAGGCCCATGACGTTGGGGATCGAGAGCAGCGCGTCCAGCTCTTCAGCTTGTATCGGAAACGGTGTGTTGTCAAAGTGCTGCCGGTAACGTTCGAGTAACAATCCGTCTTTCTCTTCGAACACCGTGAGCTCGGCAGAGTCTCGCCGCCGCCCTACGTCGTAGCCCGCCCACAGCGTCGAGTCCTTGGTTTTGTCGCGGAGCTCGGCCAGCGTTTCGTATCGCTCGATCGCGTCCTCTCCCGTCGGTGTGCATGCAATAATCAGCTCCCAAGAGAAGAAAGATCGCTCGTCGTCTGACTCTGAGTTTTCGAACTCCTGCTGGAAATCCTCGGTCGGCATGTTGTCAAAGATCTCATTGATGACTTCGGTACCGTAGGCTCGCACCGCCTCATCCGTTGGGAGTAGCCTTGTCCTTGTATCCCGATCGAAGATTTTCTTCCGAGCCTCCACGACGTTTCGACAGTGGATTGGGCAATCCCACCAGAAGATTTCGAAGCGCCGAAACTGTGTGAACTTCCCGCCGTCCCGCCGTCCGATCGCGGAGAACATCGAGGCAGAGTGTGACGGCGAAGCGCCGATGCGGAGCTGCCCGCCGTGGATCATGATCGGCAACGCCGCGTTGTAGATCTTCTTAGGGTTTTGGTACCACGAGAACTCATCCATCGAGATATCCGCCCGGGACTGACCACGCGGGGAAAACGCCGAGATCAATCGGCTGCCGTTTGTAAACGAAATCTCCGTCTTCCTCCACACGTCCTTGCCCGGCAGCTCGTGCCGAAGCCACTTGCACTCAAGCAGCATCTCATAGAGTTCCTTCGCATATTCGATCTTCTCTTTGCAGTCGTCGAGGTTGAGCGAGGTGAAGATCTTCTTATATCGGGGAAGTGACACGGCCTTCATCACACCGTGATGCGCCTCCTCCTGTGACCAACCAACCTGACGGCTCTTGGAGACGTGAACCCAGCGGGTGAAGTGATCATCGAGAAACAAAGCCTGATAATCGAACGGTGCGAACTCAGGGACGGCCTGCTTGATTACGTTCGAGACGCGGCCGAGCTTACCGATCAGCTTCATCGCCTCGGACCTCGAAACGTGACAATCCCTCTCTAATTCGGAGAGGATCTGAGTCTTGTTCGCTGTTATCCGCATCGGCCTTTTTCTCACCCCCTCCACCATTTTTGGAGTTATCAATCGTCAACTGCACCAGCTGGAGGATACCACCCGCCGGCGGGCCTTCTTCCCCTCTACCCTCTTCTCCTGACCTAATCCCGAGCAGCCGCGCTTCGTGTTCCAATGTTCGAAGCAGCGCCTCCGTGCACCCCTCGAGGGATTTACCAGCGATTCCCGGGACGACCTCTCCGTCGTTGGTTCGATAGCCCATGATGACCGCATGCAGCCGTGTCTGCATGTTCCGTATCTTCACCAGCGCCTCACGCTTACGGGCAAGCACATCGCTCTCAGCCTGCACAATCAGTTTGTTCCGGTGTTCCTCGAGGCGGAGATCCCAGCGGTACCGCTCAGCCAACCACCGCAGAGCCACCTTGGAGACATTTTTCTTGAGCGCCTGATATACCGCGTTGATATCCCCGTTGCACTCGTGGTACGTCGCAAGAGCATGCGCCCAGGTAACATCGTCGGGAATCCAGACCGTGACCTTGCGCCCCGTCTTTGGGTCTTTGATCCGGCGCTTCTTCCAGTTGCTTCGGTCCACCTTCCACCCAGGCCGGACCTTCGGTTTCTCTCCGCCGGCGGCTTTCATGTCTTCTTCTCCGGGATAGGGGATAGAACATGCGGGTCCTCGATTGGCGATACAACCTGCGGGTCTTTGACAGGTGAGAGCACGACGGGATCTTCGATCGGAGAATCAACGGTTGGGTCCTTGACCAGCGAAAGGACGACGATATCTTCCATCGGGTTGACCGATGAATCATAGGTAATCACAATGCTGGTTTGATATATCCGTATCAGCGCCATTAGGTCTGAATCTCCGGCGGGTCTTCCGAGTGCCCCGTGTCCACGAAAAACCTAAAGTAAAGATCGATGTCTGCCTTATCGCTGCCGTCCATATTTGTAATTGGGATATCGACATAGGCATAGGTCAGCGCCGAGCCCGTATCCGCATCGAAATCAATTTGACCCTTCAGAAAATTATTGGCGATGATCCTGCAATTGCAGTACATATCTGTGCTTCCAAGGAGGGCGCCAAGGAAGGCGAAATACACACAAACGTTCGTGACTGACCCAATATCGGTTTCAATGGGCACCTGCATGTGCATTCGCACGGTTCCGCCGTTCGTTGATGACCAAACGAAATCCGATAGATCTTCTGCACCCCTAAGCTCATTGACCTTATCCCAATAGTCGCTCGATCCCCAACCACCGTTCTTGGTGCCCCACCCGCTAACCGAGTGATCCCCAATCGGAACGTATTCGCCCGAATCTGGCATTACGGCTCAACTCCTAATATTTCGATGCCAAGGTAATCACAGACCTGCCGCAGATGATCGATCCCGAACGAGTCCCTATCTCGAATACTCTGACAGATGGTGTCATCACCCTCTAGCCATAGCAAGGCCAGGAGCCCCGTGAAGCGCCTCCGAATCAATCTGCGCCGATCATCTTGGATAAGCCGCTTCATTCTCTGAACAGCAACCACCAGGCGCTCACGAACGTCCGCCTGGTCCAACGGCAGACCGGCGTTGCGATAGACTATTTGCTGCAAGGGAGGATCGAGAGAGCTTTTGATTGCTCGGTATGGGAGGAAGGCTACGAGCTGCCCCGCCTCAAAGCGCCTGCGGGGATCGGTTGAGGCTTTTTGCCATTTGCGCTTAATTTCAGTTGTCGATCGCACAGATTAATTCTTTCCAGCCTCAACAACCGGTATCCGGCCCGGCGGATCACTCTGCCGTACCCCGCTGGCATAGTTCAGCTCCACCACGACCTTCCATTCTCCAGCAATGTCGAAGTAATCCTCTGTGACTGCTGTCCAGCGAGCAAACCCGGCCGTGGGGTCGCCGTTGTCATCGACGTTAGTCGTCACCTCGGTAGCCTCTGTGCCGTCGGGTTTCCAGAAGCGGAGGTTGATTGAGGATACGCCGGTGAGATCAAAACCGTTTGTGTCTACGAGCAGGGGCATTCCCCAAGAGCCAATGACAACGGGAGGGGATACGGGTTCTGACATGAGGCCTCCTAAAACAGGTTGAGCGCCAGCACCCAAGCTCCAAGGTTGTACTTTGGTTTCTTGGGTAACCGGCGCTCGGTCTCTGCTCTTGGGTTGTGCGGGGAGGGACTCGATCCGGTTGGTGTCGCCGCCGCCTTTTCCTTCTCAGCAACGATGGGGGTGGCAGGCCTCAAACGGACCTCAAGCGACGACCACCGGACGTCAAGCGCCTCAAAACCGGAATCTTCCCTCTGTCCCAGAAATAAAATTTCGCCGCGCTTTTGTCAACCTTTTTTTTCTTTCAAACATTCTCGGAGATCCTCAAGACCCCTCCCCCCTCTCCCTCCCTTCCCCTCTCTTCCCCAAGATTTAAGAAAAGAGTATTCTGAGTGAGTTGACTCAACCCTGGGGCCAACCCTGAAGCCAACCGTTGACCCAACCGTTGACCCAACCGTTGGATTTTGGGAAAGCAGAAAAACGGTGTATGCATAAGCGATATATAGATATGCGGCGATTCGAATCAAAATCAGAAATCCCTCATATATTTTAGTGAGCCGTTTTTCGAACTGTCCTCGATTTTGGACATAGTTGAGGTGCTAAAAATTCAGCATAAAAATCAAGCTTTTTGGTGTCAATACAATAGTCAATACGTTGTCAATACAGACCCCCTCAAAATATTTTTTCATTTGGGTCTTTTGACCCGCTGTTTTTCTGAGAAATTCACTTGGAAATGTGACCAGATTTCGCTCTGATCTTGCGCCAATTTTCTCAAAACAGCCCCATTGGGCGATTTCCCCCATGCGAAAAAACCTGTGGATAACTTTACTTTTTTCTGTGGATAAGTCTCCTTTCTTTGTGGATAACTTTGAATCCGGTAAAATCGGTGTTTATGGCAACGGTGTTGGATCTGGTGGCGGGCCGGGTGAATCCCACTCATTATCGGCGAGATTTTCGGAATTTTGATCAGCTTCCACCTCCCTAATCTGGATCTCAAAAGCCTTGTTTTTGTCCTCGCGCTGGAGCTCGTCGGCAACCCTGGCGAACTCTCCGAGATTCATTTTGCGGTCGGCTGTTGCCCGTAGCGTCATCCGTTGGCCGGCAAAATGCATCTCGATCTCACATGAGCCTGGGGCGCCAATGGGAATACTTGGATCGATCGAATCGATATGCTGATATCCGATGAATGGGCAATAATCGATTTCGAAACTGCTCAACCGCACCGAGAAAGCCTTAGCTCCACGCCCATGATCCTGAGCCCTTCGCTGGAGCAGCTCTGTTGCCATAAGAGCTTCCCGGATGGAAAACTTGCTTTTCTCTCTGAGCATCATTCGATGCCTAATGATTTCCTCGAGCTGCCGGTCCGTAAGTGCCTTCATGTCGTTTCTCCTTGATAGTATTGCTCTTCCGTCTCTACCTTGACTGGTGTAATCCCGCGGGCTTTGAGGCGGTCCAAGTCCTCGTTGGTCTCTTCGCCGGTGACGATGTATTCCAGGCCGGTCGGCTGGAAAGCATGGAAGATCGCCGGTCGATAGATAACCTCTTCACCCTTGCAGACCTCGCAGATCGGTGACGCTATGGCTGTTATCTGTGGACAGCGATTAAGAATCGCAGTGCTAAAACTATTCACCGCCTCGCATTTTGGACAGTCCTCGACAATCGCCTTCGGGTGCGCCACGAAAACCCAGGTTTCGCTGAGCTTGAATCCCTTGGGCACGGTGGCGATTCTCTTCGAGACCCCCATTTTCCTACCGTCTGGATGAGGCATTTCCGTTTCCAGCAAGAAGTCTGCCGGGGCCTTGTAGTGAGCCTCGCCGATCCAGAGAAGCCCGGCTCTTTCCGGGGGCTCTGCTAGTGGGCAGTCGCATATGATTTTGTATTCTCTGAAGCCATCCGCATCGTCTGTTATACAAGCAGGGGTTTCTTGGCAATCGTGGAGCGCCAGCAGTTTCCTCGCATTGATCCATGTCCACGATCGCGTCTGCTCGATCTTGCAGATGATCCCTCTCTCTTCGCAATGCGGGCACGGTTCGATTGGCACCGGCAGCCGACCGCAGCGCTTCGAGAAGCCGTCGCATACCAGGTACAGTCCACCGGGCTTTCGATAGCCGCAGCCGCGCTTCCCTTCAACCCGGGTTATCACACGGTTCCAAGCGGTTTCTTTTGATCTTCGTTCCATTCCAGTTCCCCTTTCCTGATTTTGGCGAGAATGTCTCTGAGACGGTTATCGTGGGCCAGCGCCCCATTTATCAAGACATAGACGTACGGGATGCCCCTGTGATATGCCTCGATTTTTAGCGCCTCGTATAGCGCCGGATCGATCCTAATGGTGATGGTTTTTTTACTCATTCAGCCTCCATTTCCTCGATGTAGAAGAACTTGTGATTCATCAATCCCAGCGCTCGGGCGGTCGTCTCGCTGGAAACGTAGGTTACCAAAAGCCCCTCGTGGGCCGTCATTCCTTCCATCCAAACTGTTCCATGGCTCTCACGTTGGTTGACAGGCACGGTGTGGAGGAATCCATCCTGGACCCGAAACGGCTTCTTGAGCGGCAGGCCAGGGGTCATCTCATTCCCTTTCTTCTTGACCTTTCCAGGTCGGTTTGCTAGCTTTAATTCGATCATCTCGTTCCGTTCCTTGAGCCTGGGGGTTCACAGTCGCCCCTGGGCTCTTAATTTCTTCCCACAATCTGATACCTCAATATGCCTAGGTATACAGACACAACCAGGACTTGCGCACAATGTATTACAGATGCGTAGATACTTGCGGCGTGCTGCGAGATACTCGTCGCTGCGGGTCTGTAGATACAGATTCGCACCGTCCTGCAATTGCTCCCATGCTTGCACTGGTGTGAGATTGCGCGGGGCAAAAAAACTTGTCTCGGTCCCGTGGAACGTATTGCTAACTGTTACTCTGCTCATTATCGACCTCCTCCGATATCATCTATTATCCGCAATCACCAAAGCAATAACTCTCGCACCTATCGCACCAACCCTGGCCGTGATCTACGTTGTCCGTAGCATCGTCGGACACATCATCTTCTGGCGGGGAGCCAAACAATCCGCGCTCGTGTGCGTCTGCGATTAGCGACGCCTCATCAATCCCGTCCAACAATCCGCACGTACACCGTCCACCCATGACGTTAATCTGATCGCAATCATCTGCATGCTTGCCCAGCGGCAACACGCGCTTATACTGGGTATTGACGTAGACCTTGCGACCATCCTCCATTGTTGCCAGGGTATCTGCATACCCCCCGCTCATCGGGTACTCATACTTGGTTGCTTTTCTCATCTCGACTCCTCCTGTTGGTTAGGGGCCTATTTAAATTACAACCAGAGATTACCATATTGTATTGACGTTGTCAATACATTTTTTGCGCCTATTTGAGATTTCTTTACAGGAAACTCATAAGTATATATAGGTTTACGCTTTATGGCAGCCTGCCAGCGAATTTTCCGCTTGACAAATGATCCCACTTATAGAAATCTTCTGGCGAACACGGAAGGCCCGTATTCAAACAACCACATATTTCAGGAGGAACGGATTATGACATCCGACTCAAACGGACAGGGGTCCCCCCAGGGAGCTCCCGGTATGCCCGCCGAATTGGACGTGTCGCAGTATGCCGTCGTCCGCCGGGAGGGGCCACAGCTCCCCACGTTCAGGACCGCGGAGCATTACATCGCTTTTATCGAAGAGCGGGACACGATGCTCACCAAGATTCGTCCGATTGTTTTAAAGGCTGTAAGGCCAAGCCAATGGACAACCTACGGCAGAGACGATGACGCAAGGCCCAGGCCGGACAGCGGGGGCGCCCTGGCAATGCTCCGCCGGGCCGGGGGCTCGGTAATCAATCCATATTTCGAGTACGATAAGCGAGAGGACGAAGAAGGGCCGTACTATATCTATACCTGCTACGGCACCTTCATAATCCCAATCGGGACGTACATCGACATCTTTCACGGCGTCGGGACCTGTTCCAGCAGGGACGCCTTCCTGGGGAAGAAGGATCAGAAATTCAAGAGCCTCAAGGACGTGAAGGAAGATCACGTCAAGAAAAAGGCGTACTCGAACATGATAGTGAACGGCACCATGAATATCCTTGCTTTGAAGGGCCTCACCTGGACGGAGCTGGAAACGTATGGCTTCCGGCGAGACGGCTCGACGACGGTCGATTTCAAGAAGGACGGGAAGGGCGGCGGAGTCACGAAGGGCACCGGCAAGCAGCAGTCCCAAAACAATCCGGTGGTCGAGGAGGGCCAGCGAAATATCGTGATCGATCGATTTATGACGCTCGGAACTTTCCTCGAATGGACCGGAGCGTATAAGAGTCTCGATGCTGTTTGTGAGAAATATATGAGCTATCACAAGCCGACCAAGGACGGCAATAAATATGCCGATCCAAAATCGATCACAACATTTAAACACCAGAGGGGGATCAACTGGCTCTCCGGTGCGATCAAGGCAATCGAAAAGAACGAGGACCTTGCCCGCTTCGATGAGTGGGAGGCGCAGCAGGAAGGCCCGATGTAGGAGGCTGGACTTAATAAATTCGGTTTGATGATACTGACTCCACAGGAGGAACGAAATGTCACACGAAGCGCAGCTCGCATCAGCGAGCAGAGAAGAAATCGAACAACTGGCCCAAACGATTGAACACCGGCTGAACTCCCGCGAGGAACAACAGCAAGAGCAATGGGGCAAGGGCTCGGCCGAACCTCGATTCGCACATTGGGCGAGCATCATCGACTCCCCTTGCGAGCGTCAGCTCTGGTACAACCGGCAGGAGCCTGGGGCCGCAGAGCCGTTTCCGATCCGAGGGCTCAAACGGATGAACGAGGGGAGCCAGCAGGAGAAAATCACCCGGGCAGAATTTGCCGAAATCGGTTGCGAGATCGAGCATATCCAGCGCCGGGCCTGGATCGAGCAGGTGAAAGTCTCTGGGAAGATCGATGGAATCCTGGTTCCCTCTTGGGCGCCCCTCACGATCCTGGGCGAGATCAAATCAATGGTCGAAAATCAATGGGACAAGATGCAGACGGTTGAGGACCTGGACGGGTCAAAGTGGTATCGGAAATACATCGACCAGTGTCATTGTTACATGAAGGCCGAAGAGACGGAGGTCTGCTTCCTGATTCTCCGTAACATCTCATCCGGCGATTATCGGATCTTGGTCATCTGGTTCGATGCGGAGCGATGGGTTGGGATCGAAGAGAAGCTCCGGCGGGTAAACAAAGCGATCGAAGCCGGGGAGATCCCGGATCGTATCAATGACAATGTTGGCCATTCCGAGATCTGCAACGACTGTCGATACCGAGCGCACTGCCTGCCGGATATTCTCAATAACGATGGCATCATCTTCATTGATGAGCCCGAAGTCATAGAGATGCTCGAACGCCTTGAAGAGTTGAAGCCGCTGCATCTCGAATACAATCGCCTCGAGAAGAAGAAAAAGGAGCGATTCAAGGGGCTCACAAACATATCAATCGGCCCGTTCCTCATTACTGGCAAAGAGGTTTCCAGGTCTGGATACACGGTCCAAGATGGCAGTTATTGGAAGGTTGACGTTCAGCGGATAACAGAATAGGGGAGTTGATGTGCCTTCAAAAACCGATATCTACGATTCGCTGCATCAAAAGCTCTGGTGGCTCAAAATGTCGCCGGCAGAAAAATGCCTCTGGTACTATTTCATCACCGGGTACCGGGGGCTTAGCGGGATCTGGATCGTAACCCTCGAAGAGGCGTCGTTTCGCACCTCTGTTCCAATAGATGAAACCCGGCGAATCGTTGCTGAACGGGGGCTGCACGGGATTCGCTATGACGAAGAGCTCGCAATCGTCTTCAACAAACGGCGGACCTTCTATAAGCTCAGACAGGGCGGGAAGCCCGAGCAGAACGCAAACTCCATCAAAAGCGATTACATGGCAACGTACAAGGCTAGGGAGTTTTGGCGGGAGTGGTTTGATATCTACCAGAACGACGAGCGCGTCTCTGGAAACATCTACATCATGGACTTTTTCCATAGCCTCAAGATCGGCGAAGAGCCGACAAGAGCGATGGCTCCTGTGAAGCCGATACTTGAGCTTGAGAGTGAAACGATTCAGGAGCCCGAACCGCAGACGGACGATGAACGAGAAGTGCGGATTCAATACCTGCTCGACCATTACACAGCGGCGATAGACCTGGATGAGATCGATGAGGAGGACCGGGACCTGATCTTTGAGGTCTACAAACACCTGATGAAAACACAAAAAGGCGATCCTCGGAGCCCGTCTGTCCGGCTGCAATTCCTCGAAAAACTCTCAAAGTATCCATCGCTGCACGCGGCAATCGGAGCACTGCTTTTCAAAGAAATGCTTCAGAAAGGCCGGATTGATATCGGCGTCGGATATTTTTTCAGGATCATGGAGGGCGGCGCTGCTCTGAAATATCGGAAACTCAAACACGCAGAGGACTCCGGCCGTGGGGCCGATTCACTGTTCAAAAACTGAAAGGGGGCCATTGATTGAAGGCAAAGGGATCACCCAAAAAGAGAGGCAGGGAGCCGCTTGAAAAGCTGGATCCCGATTTGAACGAGCACGAGGTCGAGCTCCGGAGTCTCGATGGGCGTCACACGAGAGTGATGTATGTTGCCTGCCTCATCTGCGGCGGTCGGGTGAAACGAGACGGGAACGATGAAGGTGGGCTGCTGCGATATTCCTACGTGAACAAGGAGGGTCGGGTGCGAGAGGCGATGGCCTCGTGCCTTTGCGAGATCGGAGAGTACCTTCAGCAGCGTTCCAGGCGCGGTGGTTTCAAGGTGCAGAGATATACTGACCTGCCCGATGATCTCCGGTTGCCCACCGCAGTACTCGAGACGGAGGCCCAGGTCCGAGACTTCAACCGGCGCAAGTATGCCGAGCTCTGCAAAAAGGTGCGCCAAAGTTATCGGTGCCCCGACACCCACAAGTGGATCCAGTACGATGCAGACGGCAAAGGGAAGCCGACAGAGTTCCAACTGACTGATCCCGAGCAGGCAATGGGCGTCGTGAGCCGTGTGCTCGAGCGTGTGTACAAGAAGATGAGCGGCAAGGGACTGCCGCTTCCACAATACAAAACCTCGGCTAAGGTAGGGAGTGAGGCGTCGCCTCGTCCTGCCCAACGCGAGCCTTCCACCGATCCATCCCTGGATCGCGAAGCGGTGCCCGTTCCTGCCGGTGCCGAGGAAACGAAAGGAGATGAGTATGACGACGACGGGCTCCCATTTTAAACGAGGCAGGAACACCTCGGGGCTGCTGGTGGGCAAAAAAGGCACCCAGGCTGGCCGGCGATCCATCTACGGATTCCATCGGTGGAAACAGGATGTCGCTAAAATGATCTTGGCCTGTCCACCAATGCCAAGAGCAAGGGAGCCAATTGCTGAGATTCATTTCAACTCAAAAGGGGAAGCAAACTGGGCACGATTCTTGGAACTGCTCCGCAGCCGGCGGATCGTTTCCCAGGATTCTCCGCCGCTGGTCAACTGGCTCTATGAACCCTGTACGTTCTGGTTTCCGGTGAGCCGAGGCGTTACCAATTACACGCCGGACTATCTGCTGCTCTACTCCAACCGAAACTTCACCTTCCACGAGCTCAAGGGCTGGATGGACAAGCGGAGCAAGACGGCGCTCGGGCGGATGGGGAAGTTCTTTCCGGAGATCCCGATCGAGGTGATCGACTGGAAGCGTTACAAACAAATCGAACGCAAGCTCTCGCACATCATTCCAGGATGGGAGTTTGCAAAGAAGGAGGAACAAGATGACTGAACAAGAGAATATACAGCGAACCCAATGTGGTGAATCGACATCAAACGAAGGGGAGCGGGTATCGGTGAGCGTCTATTTCGAGGGCGGCTCGATGGACGGCAAGCACCTTGAGATGAACCCGGCCTCGCTGCATTACAATATCCCCGACGGTGACAGCTACGAGATCCGGAAGAACGAGCATGGCCGATACATCGGGGTGCTCCGGCGGGCGGTGATCCAGTTACAAAGTGTCGAGCTGATGCAATACGAGAAGAGCATCGCCGGATCAATCGTGATCGCTGAAGAGAAGCAGGTCACAAGTCAGGTCGAGTATAACGAGGCATCAGAGATCCGAAAGCGCATGAGGCAGCTGAAGAAGAGCCTCGAAGAGACCAGGAAATCAATCGTCGCTCCGATCAAGAAATACACGTCGGCCATTGACGCCCATTGCCGCGAAATCCGGCTGCCGCTTGAGAAAGCAGACGCAGCACTCGGAAGGCGACAGGCCGCATGGCTCGATGAAGAGCGAAGGAAAGAGCGGGAACGCCTAGAGCGGGAACGGCGAGAACGAGAAGAGCAGGCCCTTCGAAACGCGGAGAAGCTCGAAGAAATGGGGGCACCGGAGATCGCCGACCAGGTGCTAGACCAGGCTGATAAGGTGACACAGGCAGAGGAACAGATCCAGAAACCGTTTTTGCAGAAAACCCAGACCGCTCATGCGTCAACAACGGCAACGGTCGATTGGGATTTCGCGGTCCTTGATATCGAGAAAGTGCCGGGGAAATTCCTTGAGGTGAGACGCTCCGCGGTTATGGCAGAAATCAGGGCACAGTACAACCGAGGGATTGAGGTGCCGAAGATCCTGGGCCTGGCGATCCAGAAGAAAACGAAGGTCAATGTTCGATAATTGACATCAAAACCGAGAGGAGGTGATCCAATGCCGAAACCAGTCCAATTCAAAGCCGCTGTGGGGGGCGTCCAGGTCCACTCTCGCAGCGAGAAGGGAGGGAATGTTCGAAAATCCATCAAGCTCGTGCTCGATATTCCATACAAGGAGGACGCCCTCCTGTTGGCCGGTCGTCTCCACGGTCAGGATGTCGCAGTAACGATGGAGCCGAACCAGGGTGAGATGGACCTTGAATAAGTAGTTTCGTGGTTTTGGAGCAGTGTCCCGCGTTGCTGGCCTGGATCAGGAAGGAGGGATGGAAATTTTGGACTTAGGGGTACCAGTCAAAAGCAAGCATGAAATCAGACCTGGTGCCGGTGACGCAGGGCGCTAATAACGGAGGGGAAAATGGGAATTAAAAAAGTCACTGAGAAAAAAGAGCGGGCACACTATTTTTGCGACGGCCCGTGCGGAAAGGATCTCGGCCCGTTCTTCAAGCACTCAACGGCGGTTGTCCTCGCAGACAGTTCGCTCGGGCCTGTGGTGGTCTATGCGGACCCGGCAAAAGAGATGGGCAAAGATTATTCGATCGTCTGCACGGATTGCATTATGGCGCTTGCGAAAAAAGAAAATGTCGCTGATGTGTTACCAGACCCATCAGTGAGAGCACCAGAAAGCGAAAAAATAAACATGCGGAGATGATCATCATGGAACGGACCTTGCTGATACAAATAAAAATCGCCATCGCCTTGATCGTCATCGGCCTCGTGGTCCTCGGTTGGATCGCCTGGCTGGAGCTGAAGCCGATCGGCCCGTCGAAGCAGCACACGGAAAAGCACAATGATTCAAAGGAGGTGTATTATCCGTGATTAACTTAATCAAAATCATGGGGATTATTGCAGAACTGCAAAGGGAATATGGTCCCCATGTGATCCTGGCTGAACTCTCAGAGCGCATCAACAAGCTGGCTGATAAGAAAGAACGCGACTGGCGGGAGTTCCCGATGGTGGGAGCGAAGCTCTGCGAATGCGGCAAGTGGATCATCTTCGTGCAGACCAAGAACAAGATGCAGATGCCGGTCGATCCGGATACCGGGCTCTCGCATTTTGCAACCTGCAAGCACGCTGATAAGTTCCGGAGGAAAGGGCGGGCAAGTGAGTGAACGAACCAGAATAAGATTACCAGGGGGCATTCTGGTGGAACACGACCAGGGAGGGAATTCGTTCGAATTCGTTGACTGTGAGCCCCCTATATTGCTATGGCCGGATGACATTGATGCACTCGTGGAGTTTAAGAAAGAAATGAAACGGAAGATGGACGGCCCGGAATACGAGGTGCAATGGACATGAAGATCCCGAAGCGACCCAAGGATAAACCTTTCGAACTTCCACCTGATTTCCCGTTGGATGCTGAGTATATATGGAATTGTCGCTGTGCGATCGTTCCAACCACAGAAGGTAAAATACACAGACACGATTTCAAGAAAGGAGCCGAAATGTACGATCAACCAACAGTTCCGAGGAAGGTCGAGATCATCCCACAGGACAAGGGGTATCTCGTGATCTGGACGGATCAGGTAGACGAGTGGACATGCAATCACTGTGGAACGAAAAGGCAAGGACCAAGCGTCACCGTCCGACGAGTCGCCGTGCCGGACACGCAGGAGCTGATTCGAGAAATTGCACACAGGGATAGAGAGGAGAGCAATCAGCTGGTTTACATGGAGCGAGCTGCAAAGCAGTACGAATCTGCCAAGAAAATGGCGAAGGATCTCAGGAATGATATGGCCACCATCAACAGGCTCCTATTCGAACGCCAGGTGATCCGGGGAAATCGATACAATCAGATCCGTGAGCTATGCGCGAAAGTGAAAGTCGGCCTGGAAGATATCTCCGGCCATTTTTGATTGAACCACGAACGCGCCCCGCGTCTAGCAACCTGGAGCTAAGTATCTGCCCACCGTGGCCAGTAAATTGAAAAAGATACGTTGGACGCGGGGCCAAAGGAAGGAAGTATGATGGAGACATGCAGAAATTGTGGATGCTCAAAACCATGTGCGTGCGATAGCTACACGCCAAGCGAACAGGGAACGTGCATCAGGTGTGGCTGTACTAAGCCATGCCAGTGTGATTCATATACAAGCCGATATGATGATGGATATAAAAAACCATCAGATCATTAACAAAGGACCAGCCATGAGCGGATTGACGGAAGAAATTATAGAAGATCATTGTAGTTTGATTATAGACGTACTGGATGAGGATGGCCGTATTTTTGCCAAGTCTTTATTCCTCGAATTACGGGATGAACTCGACCGCTTGCGCCAGGAGTTGAGCATTGCGATAGACGAGATTCAAAGTGTCGCGCACAAACGGGATGATTTGCAGCTTAAATATAACGAGCTGCGCCAGGAGAATAAAGCCGCACATGAAAGCATGGAGAAAATCATAGCGAACGAGGTGCGCTTAAATGGGGTT